CGGGGGAGCGGGAAAAACCATTAGTACTGATACCGATTCTCACAAGGGAGATGAATGGCATATGGGTGGAGTTGTGGGTTGGTGGGACGAACCAAGTGACCCAGAAGTCAGTGATGCACTGGATGAACTCGCAGGTCAGGGTGTGGATGAGCATGGGGAGGAAGAGGTCGCTGACCAGGTGAAGATCTCCCTGGCCCCGGCGGGCACCAAGGCACCGACGTACACCAAGGCCAGTGGCTGGGTGACCCTGGGCGGGACGATCAACGTGGCGAGCACCAACAGCACCACGATGGTTCTGGACTACGTGAACCTCACCAGGGATGCACACCACAGGCTCCTGGCGTACGAACAGGCCTTCAAGGCTGTGAACGCTGCACTGGAGCTGCTGGTGCCCAAGGTGATGGGGCTGCCGTCCAAGGAGTACAAGACTGTGAAGCCCCAGCTGGAGCTGGTGGCCAAGGTGATGAGCGATGCCAAGAAGAGGGGACTGATCTAGTGCAGGGGTACAGCTACACGAGGGTCAGCAACTCCTGGATCTGCCACAAGTGCTCTGCCCTGGTGGATGATCCCTCCCTGCACGAGGACAGCCACCAAGAGCTGGTCACGGTGCTGCGTAGGTGGTCTGACCTGCTGGAACAGGCGGGGGCAGTAGAGGGCGCAGAGATCAGCGACATCACGATGTACGGGGTACCAGAGCAGATGCCGGTCAGCGATGGAGTCCAAGACGCAACGTAGGGGGCGTAGGTGCGGGGGGAGAACGTCCTACTGATCTTCATCTTCATCTGCATCTTCTCCACCGTGTTCGTCCTGCTGGCTGATGCCGTAGTGCAGTGGTGGTGCGAGATGCGCAGGGAACAGCGCTTGGAGAGGTACAGAGATGATCTGGAGCATCTGGGCCAATGAGTTCCAGGACCTGCCTGAGCTGATCAAGGCCAAGATGTGGGCCTACCTGCAGGCCCATGGTGCTGACCCCACACGCATGCGGGGGTTCACCTTCTCCAGTGAGGATGACGGGGGCATCTGGGTCGAATACGTGCAGGTCAACTCCCTGAACCTGGCCTATGCCGATGACCTGAGGAACACCGCTGGGGTGATCGAACCCCATGTGATCAGTGAGTGGATCACCCTGGAGGACAAGGCGGGCAAGGACAGGCCTGACTTCCTGGAGTGGATGACACCAGGACGCACTCCACCTGCATCCCTAGGGCCAGCGGGCAGCAACGAGCAGATGCCCAAGGTGCACCTGAAGGACTCTGAGTGGGGCAGTGGCCGTGATGGCTACCTGTGAGCACAGGATCTCGAACTACGACGAGTTCTGGGATGCCCAGTACTGCACGATCTGCCGTGAGTGGCTGGAGCCCACCTGCAGTGACCCTGCCTGTCAGTTCTGCGCTGAACGCCCTGACAAGGCTCCTGTGTACTGGTAACTCGCTACGTGAACGAGTGCTCGCAGCGAGCGTAGTAGCTCTGTCAATTTCTCACAAGGGATGCCCATGTTGATGGACGAGTTTCTGGTGACCGTGCTCGATGGCAGCCAAGAAATCATGCTGCAGTGCCCCAGATGCCTGATGTTGCTGTACATCGAGCCGGAGAAGTACCCGCTCACCCTGGCTGTGCTGTGGCAGAGGGCTGCTGATCACGCCTGTGAGGGCTAGCTGCTTACCCGCCCATGCAGAAGTGTCACTTTGGCCTGCCTATAGAGCGCACATGCTAGGTTTATGGGATGACTACCCCTCTCATTGGAGCCGAAATGGATGTCGAGGTCATGCCCGAAGGCTTCAAGCCCCGCAGGCGTGGCCGCAAGCCCTCCTACGACATCTCGGACGTGCTAGCAGGACTGACTGCGCATCCTGGACACTGGGTCAAGTTCAAGCTCGCGGTGCACGAAGGCAAGAGCGCACAGCGTCAGCTAGCCCGGATGGGATTCGACGTAGCCACCGAGGTGGTGACCGAGGGGGAGGGCGAGGACATGTCCGTGCTCTATGTGAGGAGTAAGGCATGATCGTGTCCCGCTCTATCGACCTGGTGCTCGATCCCGACCCTGAGTTGGGCAACTGGAGCTACGAGGGCTGGGCCAACGCCCTGCACCTGCTGCTGCACAGGCTGTTCATGGAGATCAAGGATCAGTTCCCCACGGGCAACTACGACACCGTGCTGTGGCCGGGGATGACCATCTCCACCTTCGAGACCTATGACGCCCTGGACATCCCCGTGCTGCGGGTGAACGCCACGGTCGAGGTTAGAGAGCTTGATGCGTAGACTGCTTGTACGCACAGGCAGACAGGCTCCGCAGTAGCAACGCCCCTCCGGTGAGATGCAGGAGGGGCGTTGTGCTGCCATGGTGGAGAACTCACTTCATCCTCCAAGGAGATAGCCATGACCGAGAGCAAGCTCCAGACCGCCGTCGACAACGCCGTCACGAAGATCAACGCCAAGGTGGACGAACTCCAGACCGCCCTGGACGAGCTCCGCTCCTCTGACGCTGTGCAGCAGGCTTCTTCGGTCGTGGACCGTGTGGAGAAGGCCATCAACGAGATCCGCAACTCCGTGCAGGAGCTTCGTGCTGCCAAGAACGGCTAGTCTGTGAGAGCAGACTGATCCTCTGCTCGCGGAGGCATCGCCTCTAGCTTCGCCCCTTCTGGCCCCCTGGGAGGGGCGTTGCTGTGTCTGGAGTGACCTGACCGGGATGATGAGGGCAGGAAGGAGCATCCATGCCCTCGATGCCTAACGACCTGACGCTGTACGACGAGGTCGTCGTGCCCGACATGGTGACCGCCAAGCGCACCTCTCCACTGACCGAGATGGGTGCCTCTGGGCTCAAGCACTCCGCTGGTGTGGTGGACGAGGAGTTCCTGCCCGCGCTACGTGGCCGCAAGGCCATCCAGATCTACCGGGAGATGTCCAACAACGACCCCACGGTGGGATCGCTGCTGTTCACCATCAACCAGCTCCTGCGGGCTGTGACGTGGCGGGTGGAGGCACCGGACAACACCCCGGACAGTACGAAGGCCTCGGACTTCGTCGAGTCCTGCATGGACGACATGTCGCACACCTGGGACGACATGATCTCCGACATCCTCACCGACCTGGTCTACGGGTGGAGCTGGCACGAGATCGTCTACAAGAAGCGCATCGGTCCCTGGGAGAAAGACCCCAGGAAGAAGTCCAAGTACGACGATGGCCTGATCGGCTGGCGCAAGATCCCCATCCGGGCCCAGGAGACCTGGCAGCGCTGGATCTTCGACCAGGACGGCGGGATCAAGGGCATGGTGCAGCTCGCACCGCCCATGTACCAGAGCGTGCTGATCCCCATCGAGAAGTCGCTGCTGTTCCGGTTCTCCACGGTGAAGAACAACCCCGAGGGCCAGTCGATGCTGCGCAACAGCTACCGGCCCTGGTTCTTCAAGAAGCGCCTGGAGGAGTTCGAGGCCATCGGCGTGGAGCGTGACCTGGCAGGCATGCCTGTGGCCAAGGTGCCCGTGGAGTACATGGAAGCCTCTGTGAAGGCTCCGGGCAGCGACAAGGCCAAGACCTTCGCCTCCTTCAAGAAGCTGGTGTCCAACGTCCGTAGGGACGAGCACGAGGGCATCGTGCTGCCGTCCATGTACGACAAGGAGACCAAGCAGCCGCTGTTCGAGTTCGAGCTGATGTCTGCAGGGGGCTCTCGCCAGTTCGACACCTCAGGGATCATCCAGCGCTACGAGCAGCGCATCCTGATGACCGTGCTGGCCGACTTCATCATGGTGGGCCACGAGGGCACGGGCTCCTACGCCCTGCACGTGGACAAGACCGGCATCTTCCGTGCGGCGCTGAACTCCATCGCCCAGTCCATCGCGGACGTGTTCAACCGTCATGCCATCCCCCGGCTGTTCGAGCTGAACGCCTGGAAGATGGATGAGCTGCCCAAGATCGTCCCGAACAACGTCGATCCCCCTGACCTGACCCAGCTGGCTGGCTTCATGACCGCCATGGGTGGCCTGGGCATGGAGTGGTTCCCCGACCCCGAGCTGGAGAAGTTCCTGCGCGAGACGGCTCACCTGCCTGAGCTGCCTGACGAGGTGCTGGAGATGCGCCGCCAGATGGCGCTGCAGCACAACGTGATGACCGCTGCCGACCAGCAGATGCAGTTCCTGGGCATGCAGCAGAAGGCCCAGATGATCGGTCAGGGCTACACGCCCGAGCAGGCCCAGATGGCTGCAGCCCAGCCCTCCCCGGAGATGGCTGCCCAGGAGCAGATCTCTCAGTACAAGGGTCAGGCCATCGCGGACCAAGACCCGGATGTGGTGGGGGCCAAGCAGAAGGAGCTGGAGATGACCACCCAGCAGCAACTGGCTGCCAAGGGTGACCCGGTGGGAGAGAAGGGCGGCATCGCGGCTATCGAGGAGCAGCGTGCCCAGGCCGACCACAAGCGGACCAAGGAGATGGAAGGCCTGAAGTCCAAGGGAGCCACGCGTCAGGACGTCCTGGCCCAGCGTGCCCACCAGCGTCAGATCGCACTGGAGAAGCTCAAGCAGAAGAGCGCTGAGCAGAAGGCCAAGGCCACCGCAAGCAAGCCCAAGCCGAAGGGAAAGAAGTGATGGAGAGTGCATGGGGCATCGACCACGGCGAGGTGAGCAAGGCCTTCGGTACCAAGGGCTTCAGCTACCTGGCCAAGGAGAACGCGAAGCACTACGGCAAGGCAGCGATCAAGCACCTCGACGCCAAGACCGACAAGGGCCTGCCCTGGCTGGCCAAGGAGAACGTGAAGTTCCACGGTGCACGCGCACTGGGTGCCCTGAAGCGCAAGCGCTGACATGGCTGACATCGAGCGGGTCAACGAGTTCCACGGAGATCTGCGGCTCAAGATCAAGATCAACGAGATCATCGATGTGCTCAACAGGCTCGACCCAGGTGCTGAGGGTGCCGTCATGCAGCCCGCTGAGCACCAGAACGACAGCGAGGCCGTGAACACCAGGGAAGGCGTGAACGACTTCAACGCCCTGCTGGCCAAGCTGCAGGCAGCTGGTCTGATGCTCTGATGATCAGCGCCTGGGGTGTCGAGGACGGGGTGAGCAAGTCCTACATCCCTGGCAAGGGCTTCGTGTCGGCTAGCAAGGTGGGCAAGGCGACCCTGCGTCAGATCACCGGCGCACATGGCCAGTACAAGGGCGGCAGGTACTCCAGGCATGTTCCTACGGCCAATGCCACCGATGACCTGATGACAGGTCTCGGCCACAGCGTGCATAGCGCCGAGCGGGACCAGCGCCTGGCACGATCTGGCCCACCGATCACGACTCGCATCGGTGGCAAGAAGCACACCTACCGTGAGTTCGACCCCACGCCTGAAGACACGAAGAAGGGCGTAGCAGGCGTGACCTATATCCGTGGTGGCAAGCGCACACCCAACGAGGTCTATCTCAACCGGAAGGTCATGCAGGGTAAGACCCCTGCGGGCAGGCAGAAGCTCATCCAGCACGAGAGCGCACACGCTGCACCCAAGCGCACGTCCTGGCGGTCAGCACAGATGTCTGTCGGTGCGGGTCAGGCCAAGAGTGCCAGGGAGGAAGCACGCGCGAGCATGCACGAAGGAGAGGACTACCGCTCCAAGCGGGCATCACAATCTGCCTACGTCCATGAAGCTCGTCAGCAGCCTCGTTCCGCGTTCTCCAAGCCCTTCCGTGCTACTCAGGACCAGATCTCTGGACGCACCAAGACCTGGCAGAAGCGCAAGCAGACACTGCGGACTACAGGACTGGTCGGCGCAGGAGTGGGTACAGGAGCAGGCGCAGGCCTCTACGCTCATCAGCGAAGGAAGAAGTGATGATCGCCCGCCTGCGCAAGGCCAACTCCACCCTGGCCACCCAGGACAAGGTGCTGCTGTTCGTCACCTTCCTGGTGGGCTTCCTGGCGGTGACGTTGGTCGTGGGCATGTTCGTGGCAGCCATCTGGGGGCCGGAGAGACTGGACCTGACCCCCATAGTGGAACTGATCAGCAATGCGTTCCTCATGCTCACCGGGGCCATCGTGGGCTACATCGGAGGACAAGGCGTGGCCCGTAGTCACACTCCACCGCCAGAAGGAGAGACCGATGAGCACTAGCGCGTGGGGGATCAACCACGGCGAGGAAGTCGCCAAGGGCTTCTTCAAGGCGATCAAGCCCGGCATGGGTGCGATCAAGGGCGTGGGTCGCGTAGTCGGTCAGCGCAAGGGAGGCATCACCACAGGTGCCCCGCAGAGCGTGGCCATGGGCGTGAAGCGTCAGAAGCAGGCCATCCACGGCCAGACTGCCCTGGCTGCGCACGCCAAGGCCCGTGACCCGCTGAACGCCAAGCTGCCCACCTCCAACAAGCACTGGTTCGATGACTGACATGGACAGTGCCTGGGGCGTGCAGCACACCGTGAGCAAGGCTGTGCCCAAGATCAAGCTCAAGCCCATCCGTTCCAAGGAGCAGCTCAAGGCTGGTGAGATGGCCAACTTCTTCGGTGGGGTGAAGGCAGGCAAGCGCCAGGGCAAGCGTAGGTATGGCTGATGCCGTACAAGTCCGAGAAGCAGAGGCGTCTCATGCACGCCAAGCACCCCGGCATCGCTGCACGCTGGGACAAGGAGTACGGCTCCGAGGTCAAGAAGTCGGCCTGGGGCATAGTGCACAAGGGCAGCCCAGATCAGTCCGCTCTGCACATCCCAGGCAACACCATGCGCGTGGCCCCTCGTGCGCGCCTACGCAAGGTGAAGAAGAAGACCACGGAGCTCTGATGGCCTTTCCCAGCAACAAGAACGTCATCCGTGATGTTGACGGCAACATTGGCGCGCCCACGCCCAGCAAGCCCGAGCACCTGGCCAACAAGGCCTACGTGGATGCCAACGCAGGCTCAGGTGTGGTGGGAGCCAAGTGGCTCACCGGCACAGGTGTCCCGGCAGGTGCGCTGGGCACCGTGGGGGACTGGTACTTCCAGCAGGGCACGGATCAGATCTATGAGAAGACCGGGGTCAGCACCTGGACCTTGCGTGCCGATGTCACAGGTGCGCCTGGTCCCACAGGTCCTACCGGGCCCACAGGTGCCACCGGCAGCATCGGCCCACAGGGTCCACAGGGTCTGGTTGGCCCTACAGGTGCTACCGGCTCACAGGGCCCAGTAGGTTCCACCGGCCCACAGGGCTCGACAGGCCCAGTTGGTCCTACGGGACCTGGTACCGGGGCCTACTACTTCACCTGGAACACCAGCACGACATCAGGTGACCCTGGGGCGGGGCAGATCAAGGGCGACAACGCCAACACCTCCCTGGTCAACCACTTCTACGTGTCCCAGACGGACAAGTCCGGCAACCCGGTCAGCCCTGCGCTGTGGGTGGCCAACGGCTTCTTCGTGCTGAACCACGCCTCTGCGAACTACTGGAACCGGTTCTTCATCAACTCGGTCACCACCGTGGGCTCGACGCACTACGACGTGTGGACGATTGCCCAGGCGGGCACCGGCAGCATGCCGCTGACCACAGGCACCACCGTGATCGGCTCGGGTGTGCCCGCTGGCCCGCAGGGCGTCAAGGGCAACACCGGTGACCCGGGTGCTACAGGGGCGACCGGACCCACTGGTCCTACTGGTGCACCTGGCGAGAAGTGGTTCTCTGGCACAGGTGTGCCCTCGGGCTCGCTGGCCGGGAGCATCCAGGGTGACTGGTACCTCAACGATGCCAACGGCGACATCTACGAGAAGACGGCTGCTGCTGCCTGGACCCTGCGGGACAACCTCACTGGACCCCAGGGAGTCCAGGGACCGACTGGAGCAACCGGATCACAGGGCCCCCAGGGCTCTACTGGTGCCACAGGTCCGACTGGTCCTACCGGCGCTACCGGCGCACAGGGCCCGCAAGGTGTGCCTGGTGCAGTTGGTCCTGCGGGACTGACCTGGAAGGGCGTGTGGAGCGCAGCGACGGCCTATGCGGTCAACGACTCGGTCTCCTACGTGGGCACCAACGCCACCGTGTCGAGCTACTTCGCCCTGCAGGCGGGCACCAACCACGCGCCCCCTGAGGGTGGCTCGGATGCCTGGTGGGCCATGCTCGCCCAGGAAGGTGCACAGGGCCCGCAGGGTATCCAGGGCACCACAGGAGCCACCGGTAGCCAGGGCCCGCAGGGCGTCAAGGGTGACGTCGGTGCTACGGGCAGCACGGGTCCGCAGGGCCCTACAGGTGCAACTGGTTCTCAAGGGCCTACTGGTGCCACCGGTGCTGCGGGTACCCCAGGGGAGAAGTGGTTCTCGGGCACCACCAACCCGGGCAGCGTCGGCCAGATCTTCGGGGACTGGTACCTGCGCACGGACACCGGGGACATCTACGAGTACGTGAACCCCACCGGGTGGGCGGCACGAGGCAACCTCAAGGGACCGACCGGCGCTACCGGTGCGACAGGTAGCCAGGGTCCACAGGGCAACACCGGGCCGACTGGTGCTACCGGCAGCCAGGGACCGCAGGGCGCTACCGGTGCGACGGGTAGCACAGGCGCAGCAGGTGCACCGGGCTCCAAGTGGTACAGCGGCACAGGCGTGCCGTCCAACGCCACCGGCATCGTGGGCGACTACTACCTCGACCTGGCTACTGGGTCGGTGCACGAGAAGACCGGGGCTTCCACCTGGACCCAGCGCAACAGCATCAAGGGCCCTGCGGGCACGTACTGGTACACCGGCGCGGGCAACCCCAACGGCAACATCTACGCCAAGCAGGACGACCTCTACCTGGACACCACCACCAGCGACGTGTGGAGCGCCTACGGCGGCGTCTCGGGCACGGGTGGCACCAACTGGTGGCTGAACACCAACATCCGAGGTACCACAGGCGCGACAGGTGCGACGGGCGCGCAAGGTCCCAAGGGAGACACCGGCCCTCAGGGACCGGCTGGTAGCGGTGGTGGGGCAGCGGCGTCGTACCAGCCCAGCCCGCCAGCCACTCTCATCGATGGTCAGCTCTGGTACGACAACGACGACTTCGACCGGCCGTACATCGGAGTAGCAGCAGCCGCTCGGACCAACTACGTGCTGAACCCCACGTTCGAGGTCGACACCGGCTTCTGGTCGGGTGGCGCGTCGGTCTCGCGCTTCGCGGGCGGCTACACCGGTACGTACTTCCTGCGCACGGCGATGCCCAGCAGCGGCTTCTACACGCACACGTACGGTCAGATCGCCCCAGCTGCCAACGGCATCCCAGGTGAGCTCGTGGGACCGGGCTGGGTCACTGTCTCGGCATACGCCAAGAGCGTGTCGGCGGGTGTGTCCCTGGCCATCGGTGCCGACTACGGGCAGGTCGGCCTGACGCACTACGAACTCGTGGGCGCTTCGGTCAACCTCACGACGTCCTGGCAGCGGATCTCCTACACGTTCTACATGGACGCGACCTACTCGGTCCTCGACGTGTGCTTCGAGGCAGCCGTCGTGGCCGGTGCCTCGTACGACATCGACGGGGTCATGCTGGAGAAGACCCTGACGGTCGGCAGCTACTTCGATGGCAGCTCGGGAGGTACCTGGGCTGGAGCTGCGCACGCATCGATCTCGACGGCTACCGGACCGCAGTGGATGCCACTGAACCGTCCAGAGCTGCACAACGTGCTGCCGCTGAACACCGACCTCAACTTCTTCTACGCCGAGGGCGACTGGCTGGTGGACTCGTTCGCTCAGGCGAACACCCTGCTCAACCTCCCCGTGCATCCGGTACCGGCCACGCCCCAGAACTACTCGCCCAACCCCAAGTCCATCTCTATCTACCCCACGGCGATTCAGTCCTACAGCCCGTCGTTCTGGTCGCTGACCCGTGGCGTGACTGCAGGTACCAGCCCAGCTGGGACAACGACCTGGGACCAGATCAAGCCCATCGGCAGCCCAGTGGGCAACGGGCAGACCGCTGCCATCCGTAGTGTGGATGCGCTCAGCTCGTCGTGGACGATCAACCGGACGATCACCATGACGGTGAGCTTCAACTTCAGTGGCACCCGTGAGTACCGGACTCAGCTGAGCAGTGCGTGGATGCCACTGTCGAACAACCAGCGCATCTCCTGGCTGGCCTATGCGAACACGGACTCGAACCTGGAGATCCGCTATCCCGGTGGCAGCACGGCACCAACGACGAGCGATGCGACGTGGTTCACCGACGTGGTCGTGACGCCGGGGGCTGGGACGCTGCGCCCGCCTGCTCTCGGGGTGCTGCACAACACCCTGATCGGCTCGCGCATGGTGCAGGTCTACGACGCTCAGATTCCTGGCGTGGCAGGCCCGTCGCGCACGATCAGGTACACGCGGTCCAAGACCACTGCATGGTCGGCGTGGATCATGGAGAGCGGCACCATCCCGGTGCGTGACGCCAGCGACCAGTACTACCTGTCCATCGCTACGACCACGAAGCGGGACACGACGGGGAACGGAAACCAGGACTCGGTCCTGTCCACGCGCCGGATGAGCGACGTCAACGCCGGAACGTACTGGACAGCGGATGGCATCACCCTGCACAGCGACGTGACCAACCTGGCGGCAGAGAGCAATGCCTGGCAGACCATCCCGCTGACCGCTCCGTGGGTGAACTACTCCGTGCCCGTCGCGGCCGGGTACATGAACGCCCAGTGCATCCGCACAGTGGACGGCATCGTCAAGCTGCGTGGCCTGGTGCGCAACGGGACGGTCAACTCTCAGGTCGGTACCCTCCCTGCGGGATACCGCCCGGCGTTCCCCCGCACGGTCATGGTGCTGGCGTCGGTGGGCACCGACCAGGTGGCTCGCCTGGAGATCCGGCCCAACGGTCAGATCTGGCTGCTCACCGCGAACGGATCGTCGTCACCTGGCACGGCTGGGTTCATGGACCTGGACGACGTGTCGTTCCCATGCAACGACGTAGCCCCGGCCGGAGCATGGACTCCGCTGACGATGCTCAACGGCTTCGTGGACTACTGCCAGGATGCGGGGAACCCCAACTACGGTCCGGCCTCGTACTGGGTGGACGCCTGCGGGCGGATCTGGCTCAACGGCATGGTGGCCCGCTCGACCATCCCAGCCTCTACGGCGATGGTCTCGTGGCCCACCGGTCTGGGCTCTGTCCTGAACAAGGACATCATCCCTGCTCTCACCAGCGGAGGTACGAACCTCGGGCAGTACGAGACGAACGCCAACACGCTGGTGTTCCGTGCTGGGGGCTCGGGCAACATCTCCTACATGTCGCTGTGCCAGGCCCCCATCATCACGAGCGCGGCTGCTTCGGCTGCACAGTGGCCCGGTGTGGTCCTGCTGAACAGCTGGGTGAACTACGGCGCTAGCTACTCGCCTGCATCGGTGTGGCGAGCCCCGGACGGTCTGATTCACGTGCGTGGTCTGATCGGCGGAGGCACGCTGTCGTCCATCGCTGGTCTGGGCAATGGCTATCGAGGGACGTCACAGGGTCAGAGCCTGTTCGCTGCCATGGCTGGTGACCTCTTCGCCCGCACTGACCTGTCCCCGAACGACCTCTTCGCACGCACCGGCACCTCCAACGCCTGGCGCTCGCTCTATGGCATCAGCTATCTCTGGGAGAACTGACATGGACCTGATGGCTGCTCGGGCCACATACGATCCGGAGACCGGTACGGTCACGCTGACATGGGAGAACACGTATCCCCCAGATGAGCCCGATCCGGTGAACTGGCAGGCGACGCACCTGATCACCCTGGAGCTGTCGGGGGCTACCGATGAGCCCATCGCAGCGCGTGCGCTGACCCAGTCTGACGAGACCGCCGAAGGATGATCGAGACATGACGGCGGCCAAGCGCGACCTCTACATCGAGCAGGGGGCAACGTTCACGCTCGGCTTCGTCTGGTACGACGGCAACGAGGTCGACCAGGGCTCTCCGGTGGATCTGACCGGCTGCCTGGGGCGCATGCAGATCCGCAAGTCCCAGCAGAGCGCCACCCTGCTGGACGCGGTCAGCTTCGGGCCTACCCCACAGATCGTGCTGTACGGCACCGAGGGGCGGATCAACCTCGTGCTGACGCCCATCGACACCAACAAGCTGAACACCAAGACGGCGTACTACGACATGGAGATCGAGTTCCCCAACGGCTCAGTCTTCCGCCTGCTGGAGGGCAAGGTGACCGTCAGCCCCAACATCACGCAGATGCCCGCAGACCCGGTGGTGGACAACTGATGGCCGAGGTGATCTCCGCTGGAGCCAGTGGTGTGCTGTTCTTCGAGACCACCGGGGACATCGACACCGCCGAGCTGGATGCCACGCCGCAGGGCGTGCTGGTCTCCAACCCCATCGGCCCCACGGGCCCGGTAGGCCCGCCCACCGACTGGCAGAGCTCCTCCACGCAGAACTGGAGCGGGGCGGTGAGCTTGGCGGGGCTGACCAAGCCGCAGACCATCCGGGCCACCCTGACCGGCAACGTCACCGGCATCACGCTGCCCACCTGGTCGGCTACCCAGTCCGGGGCGATCACCCTGATCCTGATTCAGGACGCCATCGGCAACCGCACCTGGGTGATGCCGGGACTGTCCATGGCGGGCATCAAGGTAGCCCTGTCCACGGCTGCCAACGCCCGGGACATGATCGTGCTGTTCTGGAGCGGGGCGAACTGGATCACCATCCCGTCCGCCATGAACGTGAGCTGACATGCTGCGCCAGCTGATGGTCGACTCGCGCTATTCCGCGCTGCGCACCAACCTGCTGCTCAACCCCTCCTGCGAGACGGCAGCAGTCAACGTGCTGACCCGGGTCAACCTGGCGACGATTCCCGCTGCAACGGCGTACGCCTCGGGCACGAACACCACTCTGGGCTGGGCTAACAGCCGCTGGTTCGGTGGGGGTGCTGCCGCAGGTACCTACAGCCTGGTCACAGGTGCCGCCGATGGCCCCATCCCGGGCATCACCACCTACGCGCGCAAGACCTGGACCGTCGTCACTGGAGCGAACGTCGGAGACGTCGGCTTTCAGTCGAACTCGTGGACTGGCTATGTCGCGGGCCAGGTGTACACCGCGTCTGCCTGGATGCGGTCAAGTGCAGCGCGCACGACTAACGGGTTCGACTTCTGGGCCTACGACGCCACTGGGCAGATCTGGCGCACCAACATGGCAACCCAACCCATCGCGGCTGGTGTCTGGACGCGGTTCTCTGGTGTGTTCACGGCCCCTGCCAACGCGACTAGCGTCACCATCACGCTGGACTCGGATGCTGGCATCCCGATTGTCGGTGACTACATCGACGTGACGGGTCTGCTGGTCGAGGCAGGGGGATCGGTGGGATCGGTGTCCCGCACCAACCTGCATCCCAATCCCGCCGTGGGGCGCAACGCCACTGGCTGGAACCCTGCTGCTGGCGGGGGCACGTTCACTGTGACGCGCGAGACCACGATGGGCACTACCACCGGTTCGCTGCCTATGGGTGCCTCGCAGACCTGGTACAAGAGCACCAACACCGTCACCAACACCACGTCACCGTGGGGGATCTACACCCAGGCCGGTGGCACGAACGCGACCCCGGTCACCGCAGGTCAGTCCTACGTGTTCGCCGCCTACCACGTCTCCAACATGAACTCCTCGGCCACAGTTCGGATGATCTGGTACTGGCTGGATGCAGCAGGTGCCACCGTCAGCACGGGCAACTCGACTCTCATGTCGAACACTCCGGATGCCTGGCAGCGGCTCACTTCTACCGCTCAGGTCGCTCCTGCGAATGCCGCCTTCGTGCAGCTGGCCGTGGTGCAGTCCGGCACGGGCATTCCAGTAGGTACCTACATGGGCGTGACCTGCGTAGAGATCCAGCAAGCCACCACTCTGACGTCCTACTTCGATGGAGCCATGGTCGGGACTGCTGCCATCGAGTACGGCTGGAACGGCACACCGTTCAACTCGTCGTCTGTGGTTCGCAACCCGCCCAGCGGTCAGGTCAACCCCTACTTCGACGGCACCCTCAAGATGGCGACACGCACCAACCTGCTGCCCAACCCCTCTGTCGAGGTAGGTGCAGGCGGGTGGTCTATCGGGTCTGCAGGGACAGGTGGCACGGCTGTACCTACCCGCGAGCTCGCTGGTGGGGTCAACAACGGCGCGTTCTACCGGATGACGCAGACTGTGGCAAACACCGCAGGATCGCCCTACGTCTCGGTCGGCAATGGAATCTCTAGCTACGCCTCGATCACTCCTGGTCAGCAGTACATGATGTCGGCCTGGGTGCGCTGCTCCAAGGCCATCTCACTGCGAATACAGATGGTCACTCACACCCTCGATGGAGGTGGGTGGAACGGCGGCGGCACCGGCGTAATGACTGCGCTCGTTCCCAACGTCTGGACCCGGCTGTCGGTGCTGTGCACGCCCACTGCCAACCAGGCGTGGGCACGCTGCATCGTCGAGACAGTCGGCCAGATCTTCGATGTAGGCACGACGTATGACGTTGATGCTGTGCTGATCGAGCCCGGTAACACGCTCGGTGCCTACTTCGACGGGGCGACCCGTCCCCCCACGCGCATCAACGCCGCTGCGAACCCGACCCTGGAGGTCAACGCTGGTGGATATCAGCAGAGCGGATCAGCCACCTTCGGCCGCACCACAGCAGAGGCGCACTCTGGCTCAGCCAGTCTGTTCGTGACCACGACAGGCCTGACCAACCAGGGGTTCTCCTACGCGGTAGCCAACGTTCTGCCGGTGACCTCGCTGACTCCGGTGACCATCTCGATGTGGATCAAGGCCCCAGTGGGTCTGGCACTACGGCTGACGCCCAACGAGTACATCCCACCATCTACTTCGGTCGGTTCCTCGGGCAGTGTGGACTTCACCGGTACGGGTAGCTGGCAACGTGTGTCAGCTACTCGCACGCCCACCACGGTGGGCAACGTCATCAGGCCGTCCCTGGTGACCACCGGTGCACACACCGCAACGACCTTCTACGTCGACGATCTGCTGATCGAGTCATCCGCCACCATGCAGTCCTACTTCGATGGGTCGACCACTGCTGGACTGGGCTACACCTACGCATGGACAGGCACTGCCCACTCCTCGGCGTCCAACCTGTACACCGCCAACGAGAGTGTGGCCTGGGCGGGCGCGGCCCATACATCGCCGTCCTACGTCTACGACAACGACTTCAGTTCCTACGCGTGGACCGGCACGGCCAACGCGTCTACCTCGGCGGTCTACGGGCCTGGTGTCGCCAACAACGTCACCAGCAACGCGTTCGCCATCCAGTCCACACGCTGGGCAGCCAGCGGGACCAAGTCCATCCGCCAGATCACCCGTGCAGTAGGTGGAGACGCCTACACCGTGGTGGCAGCCACCGTCGCTGGTGGTGGAGGATCAAGCGGCCTGGCCACGCTGGAGCTCGGCAAGACCTACACCGTGACCGCCACTCTGCATCAAGAAGGGCCCCTGCTCGGCAGCGGGAACAGCAACGGTGCCCGGCAGATCGTGGTGATCGGTTCTGCCCCGTGGACCGCCACTCGTTCCGTGCAAGGGGCCAATGCGGCGGGTAACTACGTGCACACCGTCACCTTCACCGTGCCCTCGACTGTCTACGGCCAGGTCCGGCTCTATCACGGCCATCCGATGACCACGGGTCAACTGGATGTGTGGTGGGACAACATCGTGCTGGAGGAAGCGGGCGGGCAGCGGGTCTACTTCGACGGCACGTACCCCAACGCCAAGTGGAACGGCACGGCCCACCAGTCCACCAGCACGGGTCTGGGCTTCGTCGGGATGTAGTGCACCTAGACCAGGACGGGACGATAGAGCCATGGCGAACGTTCCCTCGGTGGCCAAGCACGGCAAGGTGATCGCGTACTACACCATCACCAAGGCCGACTCGGACGACCCCGGCAGTGAGCCGGACGAGGTGCCGCTGACCGGCCAGATCACCTTCGAGCCGCTGGTGGACCGAGTGCTGTGGAGCACCACGCCCAGCGAGATCACCTTCGTCGAGCCTGTGGTCGCGCGGGTGTACAACGGCCTGATCTACGGCCCGGACCAGGAGCCTGAGGGCGCAGCGCCCGATCCCGATGGAGTGTGGCTGCTGGCCACCAGCCAGCCGTACGGACAGCCCAACACCATTCAGTGGCGGGCAGTGTTCCTGCTGGACGAGGTCCTCAAGCAGCCAGACGACTTGGTCTTCAACGTGCTCCCGGACCCCCAGGTCACCGACATCACACTGCTGCTGCCTGCGGTGCCCAAGCCCCCGGTGGTCTACCAGGTCTCCAACGCCTCAGCGCAGGCCGCTGCCACCTCTGCCCAGCAGGCCGCCACCTACGCTGCCGCCGCCCAGGCTGCTGCTGCGTCAGCCGCGCAGGGACCTCCGGGGCCCAAGGGTGACAAGGGTGACCAGGGCGATGTCGGGCCAGCTGGTCCACAGGGTCCGAAGGGCGATCCAGGTGTACAGGGTCCGGTCGGCCCCACTGGAGCTGCCGGTGCTGCAGGCACGCTGGGTCCGCAGGGCTCTGCTGGTCCCAAGGGCGACAAGGGCGACCCGGGGGCTACCGGTGCCCAGGGTGAGTCCGTCACCGTGACCTATGTCTCTGCTGCGTCCTGGCCGCCTGCTCCTGATTCCAACCCGCTGCACATCTACGTCCGGGTGCCGTGATGGTGCAGCTCGACCTGACCCAGGCCACTTCGGTGCGCTTCGGCGACACCGTGGTGCGAGCCGTGCGCACGGGCAACACCACCATCTGGGACTCGCCCGTGACGGTGCGCACCAACTGGGTGCAGAACCCCAGCGCAGAGGTCGACACCTGGGGCTGGGGTGATGACGGTGAGGGTGGTGCACACGCCACCATCGCGCAGGTCACCACAGGCGGACAGGTGGGCTCGGCCTTCGTGCGAGCCACTCTCACCTACGCGGGTGGCGATCTCGGTGGCCGCTACGTACCGATCACCGCACCGATGGTGGAGACGCACGGGCCATGCACGTTCACCGTCTCGGCCTGGGTCAAGGGCACCGCAGGACTTCAGGTGGCTATGTGTGTCGGCGTCATCGCGGATGGCAGTGGCACCAGCAGTTGGAAGCAGCCCGGGACAGGGACTGCCCTGACAGGGTCCTGGCAGCGCATCTCCTACACAGACAGCCTGGCTGCCAACAACAAGATGTTCTATGCCGGTCCAGTGGTCATGACCGGGGTAGCGGGCAACACCATCGATGTCGATGGGGTGATGGTCGAGCTGACCTCGTCGCTAGGCAGCTACTTCGACGGCACCTCCACCAGCGCAGCAGACGGCACGACCGTGTACGCCTGGGTGGGGCAGGCACACCGCACGCAGTCGACCGAGACGAAACAGGCTCCGGTCTCCACGACCGTGCGCACCAACATGGTGCCCAACCCGTCCTTCGAGACCAACGTCGCGCTCTGGACGGCTGGCGGGGCAGGTGGCACCTCGACGCCTGTCATCTCCTGGGACACCACGCACGCGATGGGCTATCAGCTGGGCAACGGCTGCATGAAGGTCCTCGCCACTGCCACCGGCAACGAGTCCTTCACCACGGCGTCACAAGGCATCGCCGTGCTGCCTAGCAACCCCTACAAGTGCAGCGTGCACTTCCGTACCGAGGGCGGGGTGACCCGCACCGTGCAGATGGGGGTCTGGTGGTACACCAGCACCAACACCTACATCTCGGCATCCACCACGCTGCAGTACACCGTCGACAGCACCAACTGGATTCGGTGCACCAACAACTCGCTGGTCTCTCCGGCGAACGCTGCCTACGCGCGGATCTACATCATCGTGGTCGGGGTGACCACCACCCAGGAAGTGATCTACGTCGACGGTGCGACGTTCGAGACGTCACAGGCCACCCAGTTCTACTTCGATGGCTCCTCGTCCAACACGTACATCAACACCTACCGCTGGCTGGGCACGCCTCATGCCTCGGCCTCCACTCAGACGACGATGACGCCTGTCTGATCCTGCTCACTGGACTGCACCGGGATGATGGGTGCGGAGGTGCTCATGGACCGGTTCTACAACGAGCGCGCTGCTGCATGGGCACGCGACCTCGTCATGAAGATGGACGACGGCACAGCTCGTGAGTTCGTCACCCACGTCACGCGTGAGGTGCTGCTGGCCGACATCAAGGCCAACCAGCGGGTCGTGAACGCCAGGGTCACCGAGATCAACAAGTCGCTGCTGCGTGACATGGACCGGATGGTCTCCAAGGGAGTGACCGCCCCTGCACAGGTGGTGGCTGAGGTCTCCAAGGCCTGGGAGGAGAGCGGCGTCAAGCGTGACCGTGGAGGCCGCTTCGCCACCGTCGAGCAGCGTGTGCGCTCCGTGCGGGATGCACGCCTGGTGATGGACAAGCAGAAGACCGAGGCCTACGGCATCCCCGCTCCGGGCAAGCTGGCCACCAACGGCGTACCGAAGAACGAGCGCGGGCGGCACCACCGCATCCAGATGTCCAACCACGACCTGGCTGCCTACCAGCAGCAGTTCCTTCAGCTGGCTGAGGCCATGGACACCGCTACCGCTCATGGCGGCGCTGGCGTGACGGCCATCCTGCAGGACCGTAGGACTGGTCGTCGGCACGTGGTCAACGTGGAGGGCGACCCTGCCGAGATGAAGGGCTGGGACCCCGGGCGTGCGGATCTGGTCACCACCCGCATCCAGGGCCCGAAGGGCGAGCCCGGGGAGAGGGCTACCTTCGACCTGATCTCCTCGCTGTCCCGTAGCGATGCCGCTGGTGCTGCAGCGCAGCGTGGCGTGGCAGGCTTCGGTGGCTTCGCAGACCGCTGGAACACCCCGGGTGAGGACGAGGCCTGGAACACCAACGCGGGTACCTACCGGCGTATCGGGGCGGGTTCTCAACTGCTCGGGACAGTGGCCACCGACCCCAAGCTGAAGATGGCTGCAGCGTTCGGAGAACTGGTCGGCCAGTACGGGCCCGAGGCCGAGAAGGTCGTCGGCCCGCAGGCGCGCAAGACCGCCTACCGATTCCGTGGCACGGAGCGCAAGCCGGACGAGAAGCTGGTCGAGGAGCGGAACCGGCGTCTGCGCATGGAGGCCCAGGACCGCAACCAGGCACCGACGACTCTCTCGGACACTCACAAGTCCGAGGTCAGCCTGCAGACCGCCATCGACTACCTGGACCAGCGCAAGCCGTCCCTGAGGCTCTCTGAGATCCACCTCAAGTCTGGCCGTGTGCCGCCGTCCGAGGGCGTGATGATCGGCAGCGACGGGAAGATCAAGCACCAGGCCATCGGGCACGCGGATGACCACTACCTGCCGTTCGACCTGACCAACCTCAAGGACCTGCGTGGAGGGCAGTACGTGCGGACGCGGACCACAGGTGGACTCACCACGGAGGACATCTACACCGGTCTGGTCAGCGGGGCCCGACAGGTCACCGTGGTATCCAACAGCGGTGTCTTCACCGTGAACTTCGCGGATGACTTCCGTGGCGTGCGTCGGTACAACGACAAGGCCGCCTCGATGGTGGATCGCTACGCCAAGACCCTGGACACCCTCAAGGAGGGCAAGGTCGAGCGGCACCCCATCGACCCCAAGACCCGTGCGCAGATCCGCGACGAGGTCACCCGCGAGATGTCTCCGGCGATGGGCTACAAGCCCGAGGAGATCGAGAACGCCATCAAGGCTCGGATCGAGAACTTCCGGGAGATCCCTCAGCTGACCAAGGACGAGATCGAGCACATCGAGTCCAGGGCGGAGCAGGCCAACCTCTCGGACTACGACAAGCGGCAGTGGATCGCCTCGCAGACCGACCGCATCCTGGAGCAGCGCCGCTCGCGGCTGTACAAGCTCGATGGCGAGGGCTACTCCGCTGCCATGGACAGCCTCAAGGAGCAGTACCCCTACTACATCCAGAGCGTGGAGTACCGGCACCGCTACGGCGGGAAGAACCGTGCGGGTGAGATGGCTGACCCCAACCACCTCTCCGAGCGTCACGAGAAGCTCACCACGCGTGACGACAGGGGCTACGTCATGCCCCGGCACAACCGTCCGGAGCAGGCGCTGGAGGGCTACTACGACGAGCAGATCGCTGGTGCTGGTTCCATCCCGGGTACCGGCAAGACCCCGGCGCACCTGACCGACTACCAGAACTGGGAGCACAACAAGCTCAAGGGCCGCTCCGGCAAGCTCGTGCGCGTCAACGAGCCCGAGGCACCCGCCGAGAAGGTCGAAGGAGAGGTCGCTGCGCCGCAGGCTGCAGCCAAGCCGCAGTCCATCGACCAGCAGCGCAAGTCGGTCCAGGCCAAGCTCAACGTGGAGGCGCAGTCCGTCACCCACCTCAAGAGCGCGCTGGGGGCTGCCCAGGCGTTCGCCTACGAGGGCAACGCCAAGTACCCCCAACTCAACGCCGCCAAGACCAACCCGGACAGCGTTCTCAGCGACCGTGCCAAGCGCTCGGCGCTGGCCAAGGAGCTGGAGACGGTGGTGACGGATCTCAACGGCAGCGAGCTGTCTCCGGCCAGCCCGGAGCAGAAGGCGCTCGCGGAGCGGATCAACGTCCCGCTGCGGGCGATGCACGCCATGGAGCACGCCGGTGGTGGGGAGATCTTCGAGCGCAAGCTCCACCTGGGCATCTCTCCGGCCATCCCGTACCGGTTCGACGCGCTCGGCTACAACGATGGGGCAACCCGGGTGATGGCCGAGGGTCTGCTGCGACCCGTCAACGAAGACCTCAAGCTCGTCGGCGCAGACGTGCCGTGGAAGAGCGAGGACGACGCCGTGCTGCAGCGCAGTGCTGAGAAGGCAGGCCACGTCGCCCGACTGCTGCGCGCAGGCAACACCAGCCCAGAAGCGCAGGCGGATGTGGAAGAGGCCATGGCTGTCCTCGGCATGCCGGATGAGATGGGCAGGCAGGCCTTCAAGCAGGTCACGGAGAACAGCACCGAGGAGGACCGCAAGCGTCTCTACGGTGTCTTCGCCCGCGTGGCAGAGAACATCGAGCGCAAGCGTCGTCTACTGGTCGCTGCGCCACCTCCGCCTGCTGCGCCTGAGCGCGCACGTGACCTGCCTGCCGGAGACATCACAGACATCGATGCCGCACTCAAGGAGGCGGGCGTGAGTAGCTTCAGGAGCGGTGGTCCTGCCACGTGACCGTAGAGACCCCACCGGTCGCAGAGATCGATCCCTTCCTCGACGTCTTCACTGCCGAAGAGGAGCGGATGGCCACGATGATCCGTGGCCAGGGTGAGAAGGCCATCACCCTCAAGCAGGTGGGCCTGGCCATCGGTGCTGCCTTCCTGCTCTATCGCTTCTGGATGTGGCGGCGGCTGAAGGAGGAGACCCTCAAGGCCAAGCTCAACCCCACGCCGGAGAGCCTGTACGCACTGAACTCCAAGATCTTCGCGGACGGCTGGTCCCGCATCGCCTGGACGATGGTGCCTGCTCTGGTCTCGGGGTACAGCGTGGGGCTGCGTGATGTCGCCCAGCAGAACTACTCGCGTGCGTGGATGACACGGGTGGCCGAGGACTACGCGATCAGCCTCGTCGAGAGCCTGCATGACACCAGCGCAGAGGCGCTGATGGAGGGCTACCAGGCGCAGCTGAACCGCAACCTGGCCAACCGCAAGGCAGTGGACAACGTCATCGATGCGTTCGGTGTGACGCCCCGCACCATGCGCACTCTGGTCAACCTGTGGGCGGCTCCCACCGAGGAAGTGCTCACTGCCCAGGTCAAGCCGAAGCGGGCCAAGCAGCGCGCAGACCGACTGATCGCTCAGGCCATCGCTGCCCGGGCCGAGGCCATCGGGGCGACTGAGTCCTACGCGGCCAAGAACAACGCCAAGTCCATCGTCTGGCTCTACCTCAAGCAGGAGGGTCAGCTGCCTGCCGACGCCACCAAGATGTGGGTCACGGCAGACGACGAGAAGACCTGTCCGGTGTGTGCTCCGCTGCACCACACCCAGGTACCGCTGGACGAGAAGTTCACTACCGCACAGGGCGACGTCTGGGCTCCTGCCCTGCACCCCAACTGCCGGTGCGACATCGTGCTGCGTGGTGTGGTGCAGATCTACGACTCCGGGGAGTACCTGGAGGAGATGGCCCCGCGCGAGCTGGAAGTAGCCAAGAGCGCCTGGGGAGTGGTGTCCAAGGCTAAAGGTGGCGACCCGATTGACCGAGATAAGAAGGGACGCTTCGCCGCTACGGAGTCCCGTGGCGGGCGTGTTCAGGTCCGTCGCACTGGCGTGGTTCGTGGTCAGCTCGATCAAGACCGCGCAGCTCAGATCGCAGCGTCGAACCGCAAAGCGCAGGAAGAGGCACGTCAGAACGCCAAGCTGCTGACTGACGAGGAGCGCGCCGCCATCGCTGCGCACTACCAGAAGGTCGAGGAGAAGCTGGCCGGGACCCAGAAGATCTCGGCTGCCCAGAAGATCACTGCTCCGCAGGCCAAGGTCTCTGCTCCCCAGGAGCAGACCCAGAAGGTCACGGCCCCGCAGAAGATCACTGCGTCGCAGACCCAGAAGGTCACTGCGACCCAGAATCAGAAGGTCAGCGCGACCGCACAGCAGAAGATCAAGGGCATCCAGACCAAGATCACGGTCCCGGAGCAGCTGCTGGCCAAGGTCAAGGCTCCGCCTGTGATGGAGCCCACGTCGGACAAGTGGGAAGTCAACCCCGGCAACGACGTGCTCTACGCGCTGTTCACTGATGTCGGTCATGAGGTGCACTTCGGCGGAGACGACGACAACTCGGTGATTCTGGCTGATCAGAACACGATGTTCTACACCAGCCAGAAGCACCTCGAAAACGCCCTCAACCTGTACTGGAACGAGGTGCTCTGGGACGACCTGGTCGACCGGTTCCAGAACGAACCGAGCTACGTCGAAGAGGAAGAGCCGGGCTACGAGTACGACGATGACGGCGAGGTCGTCTTCAACGAGGAGGAGGCGTACGACAAGAACATCTACGCCCCCGGCTACATCACGACCTTCGTGCAACACGAGGGCCAGAAGCGCAGGGTCAAGATCGACTTCGACACCTACCGTCAGCTCTACGCCGCTTCCCTGCCGGACAACCACGTGGGCTACAACCGCTGGACTCCAGTCGAGCTCGCTGAGGGCAACCGGGCGACGGAGCCCTTCATCAACGTCGACACCCACGAGCTCATGAACCGGCTGGGTACCACCACGTACATCGAAGAGAAGATGCCGCTGATCGGCGTGACGGCGTGGATCAACGTCAAGAAGTACCAGGAGCAGGGTCACATCGGAGCCCGCACCAACGAGGGCAAGTGGCAGCTCAAGAGCCACTACGGCGGTGGCGGCAAGCTCGGCTACGACATGGTGCACATCGACCCGGACGATCTGTTCGATGACCAGCCGGAGACCGAGGAGATCATCGACCTGCCCTGGGAGCACGTGCGCTCTCCCTACGACGACTGACTAGCCCACGTCTGGATGATGAGGACATGGCACTGACACCAGTAGAGGACGGCTACGCGGATCTCGCCGCTGCGCTGTACGGCGATGGTGCCTGGGAGATCGTCAAGGCCCGTCAGCTGACCGAGGCGCAGCGGAAGGCCAAGAGTGAACGTACCCAAGCCCGAGTGGGTCTGGCTTCAAACGTGGTGGGCCTGGCTGCTGGTGTGGGCGGCACTGCTTCTGCACTACGTGACGAGCGCTTCTCGCACCCCAAGGCTGGCAAGCTCGCGCACACCATCGCGCGTCATGCTGGGCGCATTCCTGCACCCATCTCCAGCAAGAAGGGCAAGATCGGCGCGGCCCTGGCGGGCGGAGCGCTAGGTCTGCAGGTCGCCAACATCGCCGGTGATGCGGTGGCCAACCGAGTGCTCGCGCGAGGGGCAGCCGACCCGAACGCCAAGAAGAAGCTCAAGAAGGTCTCCAAGGCGCTGATCCCGCTGACCGAAGAGCAGCGTCGCAAGAAGCTCAAGCTCGCCCGGGTGGGGGTCAAGACCGCGCAGGCCGCCAGCATCGCTGCGGTCAAGACCGCTCAGGAGGAGTTCAAGAAGAACATCGACTTCACCATCAAGGGCGAGATCTCCAAGTCCAACGACAAGCGCCAGGTGTTCGGGTGGGCTTCGGTAGTCGAACTCAACGGCGAGCCGGTGGTCGATCTGCAGGGTGACTACATGGCCATCGATGTGATCGAGAAGGCCGCCTACGACTACGTGCACAGCAGCCGCCGTGGCGGGGACATGCACCAGGTGGGCAGCCACGCCTCGGACCTGATCGAGTCGTTCATCGTGACGCCGGAGAAGAAGGCTCAGCTCAACCTGCCGGACGAGATGCCGGTGGGCTGGTGGGTCGGCTTCCAGGTCAACGACGACAAGGTCTGGGAGATGGTCAAGGACGGCAAGCGTCCGGAGTTCTCCATCCATGGTTCTGGCCAGCGCGTAGACGTGGAGATCTGATGAGCGCCTGGGACGTGGAGATCTCCAAGGCTCAGCGCAAGCGCCGCAAGGGCGAACTCAACGCTGGCCAGGCCGCTGGTCTGGGTACCGGGGTGCTGGGTAGTTCGGTCGCGGGCACGCTGGCAGCGGAGCCACAGGCCTGGCGCGAAGCAGGCGGACTCGGCTCAGCAGCTGCCAAGGCGGGGCGTGGTCTGAAGCGCGATGTGCGTCCACACGACTTCAACCCGGTCGGTAAGAAGCCGCACGTGATCACTACCGCGCACCCATCCACTCACCTGCGCGCGCTCGGTAGCGCTGTGGGTAAGCGTCCGCTGGGTGCCGCCATGGTCGGTGGTGCGGCGCTGGCTGCTGGAGGTGTGGGTCTCTACCACCACTCCACGCCGAAGAAGAAGAAGGTTCGCAAGTCGCTGGCTGTGCCGTGGGAGATCACCGAGGTGGCCAAGGGCACTCTGGGGCAGACGGCTCGGATGGCGTCCATCGGTGCCAAGAAGGGCAAGCACGTCGCTGCGGTCGCGGAGGGCATCAAGGCCACCGCTGGGGGCAAGCACGGCAAGAGCGGCCTCGGACAGGCCAACCGGATGGCGGCAGTGAACATCCGCTCGCCCAAGCGCAAGGGTGTGCCGAGCTGGGCCAACAAGGCTCCCGGTGACACTGGTCCGCTGCTGTCGCTGAAGTCCAACGGGTTCGACACGCTGTCCAAGCCGGGCAAGCGCGACCTGGTACCGCGCTCACCGGCAGGCGCTCTGACGTCGCTGGCTGGTGGTGCAGCGGGCAAGACCAAGAAGCCGCTGAAGGTGCCCGGTTCAGTCGCGGTCGGTGCTGGTCTGGCAGCCGGTGGTGCGGTGGGAGGCACCATCGGTGTCGAGCACGCCAAGAACAAGAAGAAGGTCAGCAAGAGCCTGACCTCCACTCTGGGAGGGGCCAAGAAGGCGGGGAACATGACCGGCAAGCTCAAGCCGGTTCAGCCGCCCAAGCCCACCAGCGGGCCCACCATGGCCAAGCCGCCCACTGCGCCCAAGCCCAACCAGCCGATGACCGGTGCCAAGCCTGCAGCTGGTGCTGCGGCACCTCGGCCCGCTGCCACCGCTGGTCCGCCTGCCACGCTGCGACCGCCGTCGATGATGCCGCCCAAGCCTGGCGTCAAGCCCAAGCAGGTGCGCTGATGGCCTGGACCGACAAGCAGCTACGCGCGCACAAGAAGGCCTCAGCCAAGCTGTCTGTGGCCACCTCCACGATGGGCATCGGCGCGCTGTCTCTGGTGGGTGCCCGGGCGGGAGCGCCCAAGCTCGTCCGGGCAGCACAGAAGGCCGGGCACCTGAAGAACGTCAAGCCCAAGCAGCTCAAGCGCTTCAAGGCCAAGTCCACCGGACTGCAGAACGGTCTGATCACCACCAGCGCGGGTGTCGGCGGCGTGAGCGGGCTGAACTTCGCAGCCGTTCAGAATGCAGAAGCCAAGCGCAGGCCCCGGGCACCACGCCCAGTAGCAAAGAGACTCACGGAGGTCGGCATGGATGGGATGGACTTCGGCCTCGGTCGAGTGCGTCAGGGCGAGGAAATCACCAAGGCCTACGACCCGGAGAAGAAGCGTCTGCGTCGCCTGGACGCCTACAACGCTGGGACCAACGCAGCAGCGGGTGGTCTGGCTGTCGGCGCGGGTGTGGCAGGACACGGTCTGCGGCACGAGATCAAGCGCTCGGTGACCACCGTGAATCGCAAGAACGGCGGCAAGACCGTCTCAATCTCGGCCGCCAAGCTCAAGCCTGTCGGTCGCAAGGCAGCCATCACCGCAGCGCTCGGTATCGGCGCTGTCGGCGCAGCAGCTGGAGCTGACCGTATTCGGAGCTATGGACGTGGAAATGGGCGTTCATACAAGCCTCTGCACGGGCAGTACTGATGGGTGTTGCGCGCATCAGCAGACTGATAGCGAGGTAAGAACATGGCTCGTGCAAGAGAAATCCGGGACCTGAAGATCGACGAGGTCAGCCTCGTGGACAAGGGAGCCAACCAGCACGCGAGGACCGTCATCGCCAAGAGGCACGACGTCGAAGAGGAGACACCGGTGGACAAGTACTTCAACGAGGACGGTGACCTCATCGACCTCAACGACCTGCAGGTGGGGGATCGCGTCTGGAACGCAGCAGGCGAGGAGTTCGAGTTCACCGATGAGGTGGACGACGACGACAACGACGAGGACCTCCAGGAAGTCGAGGACGCGGCCAACGAGCGTGAGCTCGCTGAGGTCGGCAAGTCCTCGGTGTTCGCCAAGCGAGCCGAGCCCAAGACGTCCCTCGTGGACCAGGTGCGCGAGGAGCTCTCCAAGGCCCTCACCGACAAGGACCGCGACGAGGTGATCGCCAAGGTGCTCGGCCAGGTCGAGGACTTCGCAGAGATCGCCAAGCGCGCAGAGGCCACTGCAGCTGCAGAGCGCGACATGCGCCTCACGGCCGAGTACACCGAGATCGCCAAGGGCTACAACGTCCCAGTCAAACCGAGCGAGCTGGGCCGTGTGCTCAAGCGCCTCGCAGAGGTTCTCCCCGTCGAGGACCAGCTGGTGATCAAGAAGTGCCTCGACGCGACGTCGGCATCCGCAGAGCTCTTCGAGGAGTACGGCAACCGTGGCGGGGGCGACAACGTCGACATCCTCCAGCAGGTGGACGCACTCGTGGATGGCACCGTCTACAAGGGCGACCTCACTCGTGAGGACGTGGTCTCGAAGGTCTTCGACGAGAACCCGGACGCCTACGACCAGTACCTGGCTGAGCGCCGGGGCTGAGAAGGACAAGGAGGAGAGAGCACATGGCATACGAGGAGAGCCTCCGGTCCATCTCCCTGGACGCGGACGCTTCACTGGCTGGCTACACGGGTGTCCCTGGGACCCCCGGCTCCGCCGAGCCGAACTACGGCAAGCAGTACACCTTCGTGAAGATCACTGGTGCTCACCAGGTCGGTCTCGCCACGGCGGCTACGGATGCCGTGGTCGGTGTCCTGCAGAACAAGCCGCAGCGTCTCGGTCAGGCCGCCACGGTGGGCATCCGGGGTATCACCAACGTGATCGCATCCGCACCCATCAACGCGGGTGACCTGGTCACGTCCACGGCTACCGGGACGGCGGTCCAGTCGGCCACCAACACCCTCGGGATCGCCATCACCTCAGCGGCGGGACCAGGGCAGCTGCTCTCCGTCCTCCTGCGGGTCAACTGAGAGAGGAGATAGAGAGCAATGCCGAACCCCACTCAGGCTGATCTGCACGTCAACGTCCCGCTGACGAACGTCAGCATCGCCTACATCCAGAAGGCAGATGCCTTCATCGCCACCAAGGTCTTCCCCAAGGTGGCGGTCAACAAGCAGTCGGACCTGTACTGGAAGTACAGCAAGTCCGACTGGCGCCGCACCGACGTGCAGCGCCGTGCTCCGTCCACCGAGTCCCCCGGGGTCGGCTGGAACGTGGACACGGATAGCTACTTCGCCCACGTCTATGCCGTGCACAAGGACATCGACGACCAGCTTCGCGCGAACGCGGACAGCAACTTCCGCCTCGACCGTGACGCCACGGCCTTCATCACCAACCAGCTTCTGCTGAAGCGGGACATCGACTTCAACGCCACGTACTTCAAGAGTGGCGTGTGGGGCACGGACTACACCGGGGTCGCCTCGGGCCCGACCGGCAACCAGTTCATCCAGTGGAACTCGGCCACGTCGGACCCGATCAAGCAGTTCGCGGACATGCAGGTCGCGTTCATCCAGTCGACTGGCTTCAAGGCCAACACGCTGGTGCTCGGCCCGCTCGCCCGCAACGGCCTGATCAACCACCCCGGCATCCTCGACCGCATCAAGTACACGCAGAAGGGCGTCATCACCGACGACCTGATCGCGTCGCTCTTCGATGTGGAACGAGTCCTCACGTCGTACGCCACGCAGGCTGTAGGCCCGCAGATCGCTGACGCTTCGGCTCAGGACGCTGCGGCCACCTACAACTTCATCGGCAACCCGAAGAGCGCGCTGCTCTGCTACACCCCGTCCTCGCCGGGGCTCCTGCAGCCTGCATCTGGCTACACCTTCACCTGGAACGGTTACCTCGCTGGCAACAGCCAGGGCATCAAGGTGAAGAACTTCCGGATGGAGCAGATCGCTTCGGACCGTGTCGAGGCCGAGATGACCTACGACATGAAGCTCGTCGGGGCCGACCTTGGCGTGTTCCTCGCCAACGCTGTCGCCTGACACATCCAGCCCAGGAGGGGGCCATGGTCTACGGGCCCTGGTCCCCTTCGGCATGAGAGGTAGAGATGACTGAGCTGGATTACGAGACCAACCTCGATCTGGAGTACATCGTCGGTCGTCCGCTCACGGTGGGTGACCGGGACTTCTGGCCCGGCGAGGACCTGCCTCAGGAGTACGTCCTGCAGATCCCTCTGCTGGAGTCCTTCGTGAGCTCCGGGTACCTCTACCGCGTGCACCCCGATCAGGGCTACGACCGGCTTCCCCCGCACATCTACAACGACGTGATCACCCGCAAGGAGGCGGAGGCGATCATCGAGGGGGACCCTGGAGTCACCGCTGCCATCAGTACCGCGCAGGAAGCCGGTATGCGGTCAGATGTCCAGGTCACAGCCCACACGCAGGCAGAGCGTCAGCGCACCCCGCGCCGCACGCGCAAGGTCAAGCTCACGGCTGCCGACAAGGCATCAGCCGTCGAGGTGGCACCAGAGAAGGAGAAGTAGTCATGGCACAGGACAACCGCGCAGCGCCCCCGAACACCTCGCAGGTGGAGGCCGCCAACTACGACCTCGACGAGGCGACAGAGAACCAGCAGGGCGAGCTCGACGAGGAGGGTGTGGCCGACCTCAACGCGCAGATCGCTGAAGAGCAGAAGGAAGCTCGGGAGTTCTGGGAGGAGAACCGCGCCGAGCGTGTCGAGGCGAGCGAGGGTGCCGCAGTGGCAGACCCGCTCAAGCCCTCTGCTCACGACAAGGAGCAGCGTGCCAAGGACCGCGAGGACGCGGACAAGAAGAACGAGGCGGCACGCAAGCAGCGGGAGGCGGACGCCAAGAAGGCTTCCGAGGACGCCAAGAAGGGTCAGTCCCAGTCCCAGAAGTCCGACGAGCAGAAGGCGACCGACCAGAAGCTCGCTTCCGAGCGCGCAGCCTCCGGCAAGTAGGAGCACAGAGCCATGACCTTCTCGTACGAGGCACCTGGGGCCGATCCCATCAGCACGATCCGCTTCCTGGCGGGCGACGCTGATGAGACCGAGGTGTTCCTCCAGGACGAGGAGATCGAATGGCTCATCGACACCTGGTCCAGCAAGGGTGACTACTACGTGGCCTCCCGGGCAGCCGACGCCATCGCGTCCAAGCTCGCCCGGGAGATCAGCGTCACCTCTGAGGGTCAGTCTCTGAACCTCGACACGCTGATGGAGAAGTTCCAGCGTCTGTCGCAGTCCCTGCTGGATCAGTACCGAGAACTGCTCGCCAGCGGCGCGACTGTCTATGTGGGCGGCATAGATGCTGGCGAGCAGCCTGATCCCGGAGTCACATCTCCGGCGTTCGGCACGAAGATGCACGACAACCGCGAAGCGGGGAACCAGGACTACGGGGACGCTGGGGATGTCCTCGACACCTGGGAAGCAGGGCAGTGGGGTGAGTACGTCCCATGAGCCCGATGAGGATCTCGCCCTTCTCCCGCTCGTACATCCGGTACCGGTCCAGTGAGCTGATGACTGACGCCTGTCAGATCCTCACTCCTGGACCGGGCCGGGTGGTCTACGACCCCGTGACGCGGCGTGCCACCAACACCACGACGGACTTCTTCTACGACGGCCCCTGCCGTCTGTGGGAGATCCCTGCCGCCAGCTCCGTGCGCTACCAGGACCTCGAACTCCTGGTCACCACCATGTTCTTGTCCCTGCCGTACGACGCCGTGGTGCCTGAGCCAGAGTCCCAGGTGCACATGACGTACTCGGACGACCCCAGCGTCATCGGGCGCTACTACCAGGTGGAGGCCATCGTGCGCTCCGGTGGTCTGCGGGCTGCCCGACGCATGCTGGTCAACGCCATCGACACTCCGAGCGCGCTGTGGTGAATCACGCGGCCTCCTTGGAACTGTCCAAGCTGGCCCAGGACCTGGAGCGGGCTGGGCAGAGCGCGCCCAAGGCGGTCGACCTGATCCTGGCCAACGCGGCTCAGTTCATCCTGGTCCAGATGAAGCAGATGACCCCGGTGGACACCGGACGCCTGCGGGCCAGCGAGACCGTCCAGGCCACCCCTGGTCGCTACGTGGTGGGCCCGGTGGGCGTGCCCTACGCGGTCTACGTCGAGTTCGGCACCTCGCGCATGCGTGCGCAGCCCTACGTGCGTCCTGCGGTGCAGAAGTACCTGGACGAGCTGGGCGAGAAGGCTGCCGACGTGGGCGTCGCGATGATCATGGGGAGGGGCTATGACCAGCACTCCTGATCGCGCGCCACTGACCGACGCGCTGATCGCTGCTCTGCAATCCGTCGTGGAGTTCGTGGGCGACGTGGTGGCTCCGCAGGAAGCGGGCTGGCAGAACTTCCCCGGGGGAAACGAGTCGATCTTCATCCCCTACGTCGTGCTCACCCCCATGGTCTCTCCTGCGCCCACCGGGTCGCTGGGAGATAGCCAGATCGACTGGCGTCTGCCGTACACGCTGACCACCTACGGGGTCACAAGACAGCAGATCGAAGATGTAGCTGATGAAGCACGTCGTGCAGTACTTGGTCTGAACAACGTCGTCATCTCGATGAACGACGGAGCAACGGCCTGGAAGATCATCGGCGTGACCTCGCAGAACATCGGAGGGGTCGGCTACACGGATCAGATCAAGCCCACCGCCTACAGCCAGAGCGACAGCGTTCTGGTGTGGTTCAGCAAGAAGCTCTAGGAGGAGCGATGGTCGCCAAGAAGAAGTCCCAGGAGGAGCTGTCCGTCAACGACCAGCCGACCCTCCGCAAGAAGACGCTCACCATCAAGAAGGACGGGCAGACCGGCAAGGTCATGGAGAGCGCCTTCAACGCTGTGTGGAAGGACCGTGGCTGGACAGTCGTGGACGATGGAGATAGCGGAAGCCACAAGGCCGAGCCGAAGAAGGAGACTGACTGATGACTCGCCTGATCCCCAATGAGAAGACCTGGGTGGGCTTCACTCCGACCGTCGCGAACAAGTCCGCCCCCACCACTGCCAACATCACGGCAGCGGTCGACCTGACGCCGTACCTGGTCTCTCTGAACGCCAGCTCGCGTGGCAACGTGGTGCCGACCCCGTCGCTGGACACTCTCTTCGAGACCAGCATCTCGGGCACCGTGCAGGCCACGTTCGACGCGGACTTCTACCGCGACGACGACGATGACCTCGCCTGGGAGACCCTCCCGCGTGCGACCGAGGGCTTCTTCCTCATCCAGCGCGTCGGTGGCGACGGCTCCAAGCCGACCGCTGCTGACGTCATCGAGGTCTGGCCGGTCATCGTGACCAGCCGCACCAACGCCAACATGACCAGCAACACCGTGATGACGTTCACCGTCAGCTGCTCGGTTCCGAGCGAGCCGGACGAGGAAGCCGTCATCTCGTAGCAGTATGGCTGGGCCGACGCCAAGAACGCTCAGAGCCTGCGGACCACCCTGACGGGATCGCGGCAGGCACATAACTGAAGAACCCCTCACCGCCCAGAGGAAGAGACGTTGATGTCTACGGAAGTCAAGATCACTGCTGCCCAGCAGGCGCAGTCGAAGACGGACAAGAGCCGTCTGTTCGACATGCTGAAGAACAAGAAGCGCAAGACAGCCGAGCTTGTGGTCGTCGTCAACGACGAGCAGATCACCCTGAAGTTCGAGGCCATCAGCGCCACCGAGCTGGACAAGCTGCGTGCCAAGCACCCACCGACCAAGACCCAGCAGGCCAACGGCCAGGGCATCAACTTCGAGACCTTCCAGCCAGCTCTTGTGGCGGCCACCCTGGTCGAGCCGGAGATGACTGAGGACGAGGCTCGTCAGATGTGGACCAGTGACTACTGGTCGGCAGGCGAGCTGAACCAGATCTTCGAGACCGCCTCCGACGTGTGCCTCGCGGGACTCGACATCCCTCCGTCCGCCAGCGTCTGAGGGTAGATCCCACCTTCCGGATCGAGCTGGCGTTCTGCAACGAACACGGGATACCCCACTCTGAGTTCCTGTCCTGGGACCCTGACGACCGCTCCAAGGCCATCGGCTATCTGGCCTACGAGGGGGAGAAGTGCGCCTTGTGCGGGACAGCAGACTGGGAATGGGAAGAGAACCGATTCGCCTACGAGCCGGTGCTCCACCAGTGCATGGGGTGCTACTACAAGTCGGTCTACAACGACAGCGTGGGTAAGCCACCTCCAGGCTCGACGGTCGAACTGCAGAAGGTCACCCCGCAGATGAAGGCTCAGCGGGAGGTCCGGGAACTCAAGGAGATCCAGAGACGCAGAGAGGCCAAGGAGAAGGCGATGGCAGCGGCGAAGGAGTAGGCGGTGGCTGAGGACACCCGGCAGGCGAATGTTGTCCTTACAGCGGATGCGAACCAGTATTCGCAAGCGATGGCTGCTGCGTCTGCGCAGACCAACGCCGCCGCATCCTCAGTCGACAAGCTGGTCAACTCGCTAGATCGACTGCAGCGCAACGTCTCGCGCAAGCTCGACATCATCTCGGCCGTCTCCATCTCCGGCATCACGGCAGCCACGCTGGCGGCGGCCAAGTTCGAGTCCCAGATGGAGACACTGCAGGCCACTGCCGCCATCACGGGCAAGAGCTTCGGCGCGGTCGAGAAGAGCGTCGACAACCTGCGGCGCACCCTGCCGGTGAGCACCGAGCAGATCGTTCAGCTCGTCACCGCGCTGCAGAAGATGGGTGTCAGCACCCCCAAGGTCGAAGAGCTGGCCAAGACCTTCATCAAGCTTGGTGCCGCGACCGGCGAGGATGTCGGCTCGCTAGCCACAGGCCTAGTTAGCCTGCAGCGGGCAATGGGCACCACCGAAGGGTCTATCAAGTCCTTCGCGGACGAGACTGCCCACCTGTCCGCCAACCTGGGTGTGAGCGCCACCGGCATCCTGCAGTTCGCTCAGCAGCTCGCCCCGGTGGCTCGTACGGTCGGCATGACCCAGACCCAGGTGATGGGCTTCTCGACTGCCTTCCTCAAGGCTGGCCAGGACGGCTACGCCGCTGCCAACGTGTTCAGCAAGCTGCTCACCGACATCTCCCGCGCGACCCGGTACGGCAGCAACGACATCTACGCCTACGCCAACGCGGTGGGCATGACGGCGGAGCAGTTCAAGAAGCTCCCGGCTGCTGAGCAGGCTACGCAGTTCTTCTCGGCGGTCTCCCGCCAGGGCGCGGACGCCATCAAGACCCTGGAGCGCCTGGGCTACGACGGTCCGCGTGCACTCAAGGCCATCCAGGGCATGGCGCAGTCGGGGGCCCTGGGACGCTCCCTGGGTGAGGCCGAGGCGGGCTTCAACAGCGGAGACACCGAGAAGGGTGCCAAGGCAGCGATGGACGGGCTGAACGACAGCCTGAAGATGCTGCAGAACACCCTGACGTCCATCGGGCAGACCTTCGGCAAGACCTTCCTGCCGTTCGTCACCGCAGCGGTCAAGGGCATCAACGTGCTGGCCTCTGCCGTGCGCTCCCTGATGGACCCGCTGAGCAACATGCTGTCCAAGTTCGCAGTGATCGGTTCGGTGGCCTCTGGTGTGGCCAGCCTGGCGACCACCGGCGTGGGTGTGCTGGCCGCTGCTGGTGGTGCCTACGCCCTGCTGCGCAACCCGCTGACGGCAGGCTTCATGTCCCGGCGCGCGGAGCGCACGGGCTCGCGGATGTCTGCCTTCACCCGCAACACCGCTGCGAACATGGAGACTCGTGGCTCGCCGTGGCAGCGTCGGTTCTTCGGCATCGGCCAGGGTCTGGGCAACCGGTACGCCGACCTGACTGTCGGTGAGGGTCAGACCCGCGCAGGACAGGCCACCAGCCCGTGGGCCCGCGCCCGCCAGGAGTTCCGTCAGGGTCTGAGCCGGATGGCGCAGGACGCCATCAACGTCACCCCACCGAGGTTCTACCGGGGCGACGAGCCCCTGCTGCCTGGTCAGCAGAACGCCCAGGGCGGACGCCGCTACCCGTGGACCGGCATGCGGTTCGGACAGCCGGGTGGACCCGATCTGCTGCCGGAGCGCGAGGCCGGTGACACCTTCCGCCGAGGACTGCACCTGCGCGGTCTGGGTGGCCGTGTGGCAATGGGCGTCTCCGGCGTCTACCAGGGCGCACTGGGCATGGCTCGCCAGCAGTTCGATCCACTGCGCTGGGCGGGCACACAGGACGCCACAGCACGTCCTGGGTACTCCTGGAAGGAGAGCGGAGACACCCTGCGTCGGGCGTGGACGGGTGAGGGCGCAGGTGTCGCCAAGTCCATGCAGCTGATGCAGCAGGCGAACGTGCGCTTCGTCAAGGCACTGGGTGACGCCACGCTGGGTCTGGGTCGGCTGGCTGTCGGGGCGGGCAAGGCTGCTGCAGGTCCGATGATCCGCACCGCGATGTCCAACGTGCAGGGCGTCGCCAAGGGCGCGTTCTCCATGCTCGGTGGGCCCATCGGAGTCGGACTCATGGCAGGCACCGCTGCCATGGGCTACGCGGGCAGCCTGAACTCTCAGGCCAAGGCGTTCCAGGAGCGGATCACCGACACCACGGCTGAGGACTCGGCGGTCAACAAGTACGCCACCGCCATGGGTCTGGCTAGCTCGGCCGCGCTGTCCTTCTCGGACACCGTGACCAGAGCGAGCAACCAGATCGAGGTGACCAGCGCAGAGCGTGCTCGCGCGGTGATGGCCACCGACATCAAGCTGGCTACGTCTACCGGTCGCAAGATGACCGACGAGTCCTTCTCCAGGATGTCGACAGATCAGGCTCGCCAGTACGCCGCGTCAGTGTTCTCGGTCGAGGGCGCTGACCCCAAGATCATGCAGGCGATGAAGCTCGACCTCATCGACCAGTTCGGCATCAAGCCTGCGACCGACATCATCAACCAGGCCAGCGCGGGCCAGAACCTCAACGTCAGCTCGCTGGTCGAGGGCTACCGCACCGGCATCCAGGGGGAGGGTGGCGGTGGCCTGCTGGCGAGCTTCAAGGCTCCCAAGAAGCTGACCCAGTCCCTGACTGCGGCGCGGGACACCTACTCCACCACGGCGGGCTACCTGCGGACCCAGTTCGGGGACGAGGAGGCGCAGAAGTACAGCGTCGTGCAGGTCAACCAGATGCTGCAGAAGCTGACTGGGAACACCTCCACGGTCCAGGCCCAGCAGATCGCCGCCACCATCGAGTCGATGTCGGGGGTGACCAAGGGTGGCCTGAAGATTGGCACAGGTGACCTGGCGTCCATCCAGAACGCGAGCACCCCGCAGGGCAAGCGGCAGGCCTACTACGACATCCTGTTCAACAGCGAACTGGCTGGTGGCCCTGGCGGTGACTTCCGCAGGGGGATGGACCAGTACGGCGACCTGACGACCTACAACCGCCCTGCCGCTGGTCAGCAGAGCAACCTGTACAGCCAGCTCGGTGTCTATGGCACTGCCGCAGGCACGATGCTGAAGAGCAACATCGGCACCGGCAAGAGCCTGCAGGCGGCGCTGGCTTCCCCGAACGACGAGAACGCTCAGCTCCAGGCGGCCACCGAGTGGGGTCAGCAGCTGACCACCATGACCGGTAGCACGACGGCTGCCAACCTGGAACTGCAGAACCTCAAGGCCCGGATCAACGACGTCAACGACCCGCTGTACGCGATGGCTCAGGCGGCTCAGCAGGCCGCTGCGCGGCTGCAGGGCTACCAGAGCCGGTACCAGGGCCGGGGCGAGAACGCGCGGACCACAGCGGGCAACCTGGCCACTGCCTACGTCTCCCAGGGCCCGGACCGGCAGAAGAACATCATCGCGGCTGAGGACGCCTACGAAGAGGCGCGCTCTGGGCTGTACGAGCAGTTCAAGACCATCGTGCGGGCCTACCGCGAGTTCGACATCCAGCAGGGCCGCTCGGTGGCGGACTTCAACAAGCAGCGCGCCCGCAGCGACCAGGACTACAACCGCCAGCGCAAGTACGGCGAGATGGACTACTACGAGTCCAAGGTGCGCGCGCAGGAGTCCTTCGACAAGCAGCGTCGCCGCTCGGAGCAGGACTACCAGCACCAGATCGAGCAGCAGATCCGCCAGAACGCCAAGTCGATGCAGAGCGTCTACGAGCGGATCACCACCAAGCCCACCTGGGACGCCCAGAACCTGCTGACCAACTCCCGTGACCAGCTCGCCAAGATGCAGCAGCAGCAGCGCGACCTGGCCACTGTGCGTGGTCTGGGCCTGTCTGGTGACGCCATCGATCAGCTCGGACTGAACGAGTTCGGCAACCAGCAGCAGCTCGCGCGCATGGTGGGTGACCTGGGAGAGAACCCCGACCTGATCCGGCAGTGGAACGAGGCTGTCGCCGGGAAGCTGGACATCTCCAAGGCATTCGTCACCGACAAGGACAGCGACTCCTGGAAGGAGATGGAGCGCCAGTACCAGCTCTCGCTGACCCGGATGGCTGAGGACTTCACCCTGATGAACGCCCAGGGCGAGGCGGACTACAAGAAGAGCCTGGACCGGCAGAACCTGGCCTACGCCGAGTCCATGAAGCGCACGGGTGAGGACTTCCACCAGCAACTGGGTCGGGCGCGCGAAGACCTGAACCGGTCCTTCGAGGAGATCACCGGGTCGTTCACTGAGATGGCTGACGCCGCCCTGGGTCAGCTCTCTGGCGTGACCCAGGCGCAGTACACCGCGCTGAACACCGCGCTCGGGCTGAGCCGTGACCAGATCAAGGCGGCGCTGCAGGGCACCAACGACGACATGATCAAGCTGCTCGCCCCGCTGTTCGGTGGCGAGGAAGCAGCCCGCAAGGCGCTGGCCTCGGCAGCCACCAACAAGGTGATCACCTCACCTTCGGCCGAGTGGAACATGAACAAGGGCAAGGGTGGCGGCTACGGCAGCGAGGCGTCCTACGACTCGATGTCTGCCAGCGCTGGCGGGGGCACGGGCGGCATGGGCGGAGCCAACTTCCCGCTGCCTGCCGGGTCCTGGGTGAAGTCCTCTGGCTTCGGCATGCGCATGAACCCGGTGCTGCACCGGATGATGCTGCACGCCGGTACCGACCTGGCCGTCAAGTCGGGTACCCCGGTGGGGGCTGCCGAGGACGGCATCGTGACCAAGGCACAGGTCATGGGCGGGCTGGGCAACATGGTCGAGGTCAGCCACAACAACGGCACCAAGACCTGGTACGGCCACATGTCCCTGCTCACCGCCAAGAAGGGCGACCTGGTCAGCGCAGGCTCCCAGATCGGTCTGTCGGGCAACACCGGCAACTCCACTGGTCCCCACCTGCACTTCGAGCGGCACGTCAACGGCACTGCGGTGGACCCGTGGGGCTACCTGCAGGGACTGAGCAGTGGTCTCATCCAGGCATCCCCGTGGGGTGCTGGTGCGATGGGTCTGCCGGGCGTCGCGCTCAACGGCAGCCCTGTAGCCCGCGACGTCATGTCGGTGCAGTCGGTCAAGGACGTGGAGAAGGGGCTGTCCACCATGACGCCCGGTGGCATGGCCTACACCCCCGGGCTGTTCCCCACCGCACTGCAGACCCGGATCGATGGCCTGACCGGCAACACCGCCATGGACAGCATCGGCGGTGACCCGAACCTGGGCAGCTACTACGGCGGGAGCAGCGTTCGCACTGGTAGCACCGCTGGTAGCTACGTTCGTGGTGGCGTGGTCATGGACACTAAGAGCATCACGACGGTCCAGCACATCGACAACGGCACGGACTTCAACGGCGGCATCGTCGTGGTGGCGCAGGACCCCGACGAGATGGGTCGCAAGCTGGCGGAGAAGAAGCGAATGAAGGCACTGACTCGACCGAGTAGGAGCGCCTGATGCCTACGCAGGAAGGCCACATCCGGCCGCGCAACCGTGATGGCATGCAGTCATTCGACTTCGAGGTCTACGACGGTGTGCGCTGGGTGACCCTGAACGACCACCTGCACTTCATCGTTGGCGCAGACTCCCTGCAGGGCAGCCAGCAGGCTCGCCGTCGCTACACCGTGCAGTCCTCTATGTACGACGGGGACTGGGAGGTGCACTCCACTGCTTCCAGCGTGACCGAGAGCGTCACTGTGGACGTGCTGGGCGTGGACCAGATCGATGTGTCAGATGGCCTGCTGCTGCTCGAAGAGATCTTCACCCAGGCGGTCTACAACATCCGGGTCACCCGGGACAGCGTGCGAGAGACCTGGACGTGCTACCCCGCTGAGTGGTCCATCGACCGGGGTCAGGTGCAGTCCCACAACATCCGGGCCCAGGTGCGTCTGTCCATCCCACGCTTCCCGAAGAAGACCTATCAGGCGGTGGTCTGATGGCTGGCTTCCTGACCACCGCAGGGCAGAACTACCTGCTGGATCTGGTCACCCAGTCCACTGGGCCCTACCCCAACTACTTCATCGCGTTGGGCCGCAACGCTGCACCCTCGCGGCACATGAACGGTGACGAGTTCGACGAGCCAACCGGGAGCGACTACACCCGCTCGGCCTACCGGAACTACTCGGGTAACTGGACCCCGCGCGAAGGGCAGACCTCCAACGCCCTGGCGGTCATCTTCCCGCCCGCTGTCTCAGAGTGGGGCACCATCCGGCACTGGGCAATCTGCTCGGAGGCGGTGGGCGGCAAGCTGCTGTGGGCGGGGAGCTTCACCACGCCCATCGGAGTCAAGATCGCAGACCAGGTCCGGATCGAGCCCTACGGCCTGACGCTGAAGACCTCCACCTACGTGACAGGTGTGCAGATCTGATGACGGACTACTCCGTGCAGGCGACTGCCGAGTTCGGCATGAGCGTCAACCTGCTCGCCACCGTGGTGAAGAACTTCGACCGCCCGGAATC